GTCGAAAGCCTGCAGGTGCTGACATGGGCTGGGGAACTGGCCGGTGTGTCAATGGGCGAGATCGAACAGGCCACCAAGAAGTTGACCACGCGGTTGTCGGAAGCGGCGGCTGGGTCCGGATCGGCTGTTGGGGCCTTGCAACGGCTGAACCTGACGGCCGCCGAACTGCAAGCCCTACCGCTCGACCAGCGCATTGTCGCCATTCAGGAAGCGCTGAACCAGTTCGTGCCCGAGGCCGAACGCGCCGCCGTGGCATCTGATCTTTTCGGCGACCGGGCCGCATTGGCCTTTCTGCGCATCGACGCCGCCACCTTGCGGGAAGCGGCGCAGGACGTGCAGGACTTCGGGGTGGCGGTGAGTGCGGCCGACGCGGCGCAGATCGAACGCACGGGCGATGCCATCGCGAAGCTGAGCCTGATCTGGCTTGGCCTTACCAACCGCCTGACCGCCGCCGTCGCCCCGGCGCTGGAGACGGTTGCGAACGCGCTGGCCGATATGGCGCGCGGCACCGGGCCCATCGGCGGTGCAATCACCGCCGTCTTTGACAATCTCGCACGGCTTGCCACCTATGCGGCGACGTTCGCCGCCTTCATGGCCGGTCGCTGGGTGGCAGGGCTGGCCGTCGCTGCCCTGTCGGTGCGCGGCCTCGCCACGGCGCTGGTCTTCCTGCGCGGGGCGCTGATCCGCACCGGCATCGGGGCGTTGATCGTTGGCGCGGGGGAACTGGTCTATCAGTTCTCGCAGCTTGTGACCCGTGTCGGCGGTGTCGGCGAGGCCTTCCGCCTGCTCGGCGATCTGGCATCGGAAGTCTGGTCGCGCATCGGCCTCGCGCTCGACGCCGCATTCGCCAACATGGCTGCGGGCTGGGAGGGTCTGAAGGCAGCGGGGCTGTCGGCGCTTGAAGGCACCATCGCGGGTGTGGTCAGTTTTGGCGACCGGACGGCAGCGATCTTCCAGGGAGCCTATGACGCGGCGGTGGCGATCTGGGGCAGTCTGCCCGGCGCCATCGGCGACTTTGCCTTCCAGGCCGCGAACGGGCTGATCTCTGGCGTTGAGGCGATGCTGAACGGCGTCGTCACCCGGATCAACAATTTCATCAACGGCTTGAACGCCGCGCTGGACCTGTTGCCGGACTGGGCGGTCGGCGAAGGCGGGGTCCGGATCGGCACGCTGGACCCGGTGGAACTCTCACGGATCGGAAACCCTTTTGAGGGGGCGGCAACTACTGCTGGCGCTGCAGCCGCCGATGCCTTCTCGGCGGCGCTGTCGCAGACTTACCTAGAGCCTCCCGACCTCGGGCTTGGCGCGATGGCAGACGACGCGCTTGGCCGGGCTGACGGTTACCGCGAAGCAGCAGGCATGCTGGCCGATGCTGCGGGTCGTCCGCTGGCCAGTTGGCAGGCGCTACGCGACGCGGTGACCGGCACCGGGTCGGATGCCGAAACGGCGCTGGCAGATGCCGCCAGTTCGGCGGATGCCCTGAACACCGAACTGGACGACACCGCAGCTGCTGCCGGGAATGCGGGCGCTTCGGCGCGCGAAGCCGGGGCGCAAGCTGCCGAAGGGGCCGACCAAGCCGCGACTGGCTGGGGTGCTGTGACTGCGGCACTCGCCGACTATGCCACCAAGGCGCGCAACGTCGGCGGCGATATCGGCCAGGCGCTGGTCGGGGCCTTCACCTCGGCCGAGAACGCCGTGGGCGAGTTCGTCAAGACCGGCAAGCTCGATTTCCGCGATCTGGTGACTTCGATGATCGCCGATCTGGCAAAGTTGGCGGCGCGAAACTTCATACTCGGGCCGATTGCCAACGCCCTGTCGGGCGCACTTGGCGGCGCGGGTGGAATCTTCGCCAACATCCTGCATGCCGGTGGCATGGTCGGATCGCCGGGCCCGGGCCGCATGGTCCCGGCTTTGGCCTTTGCCAATGCCCCGCGCATGCACGCGGGCGGCTGGGCCGGGATCAAGCCCGACGAAGTTCCGGCGATCCTTCAGAAGGGCGAACGCGTCCTCTCGCGCCGCGAGGCAGCAGGTTACGGCCAATCCAGCGCGCCTGCGGTCAACGTCACCATCATGGCGCGCGATGCCGAAAGCTTCCGGCAATCGCGTACGCAGGTGGCGAGCGACATCGCCCGCGCCGTGTCGCTGGGCCGGAGGGGCATGTGATGGCGTTTCACGAAGTCAGGTTCCCCGACAACATCAGCCGCGGGGCGCGCGGGGGGCCGGAACGGCGCACGCAAGTGGTGGAATTGGCCTCTGGCGACGAAGAGCGCAATGCCAGCTGGGCCAACTCGCGCCGCCGCTATGATGTGGCCTACGGCATCCGCCGCGCTGACGATCTTGCAGCGGTCGTCGCCTTCTTCGAGGCCCGCAATGGCCGCCTGCACGGGTTTCGCTACAAGGACTGGGCGGACTACAAATCCTCCCTGCCGTCGCAGGGGGTAGCCCCGACCGACCAACCCGTCGGCACCGGCAATGGCGCGGTCATCACCTTCGCCTTGCTGAAACGCTACACTTCCGGCGCGCAAAGTTGGACCCGTGCCATCGCCAAGCCGGTGGCCGGCACTGTCCGTCTTGCCCTGAACGGCGTCGAACAGATGACCGGCTGGAGCGTCGACACCACCACCGGCAGCGTCACCTTCATCACTGCCCCCGGCGCGGGCGTCGCGATCACGGCCGGTTTCGAATTCGACGTCCCCGTCCGTTTCGACACCGACATGCTCGACGTCACCCTCGACCTTGAGCGGCTCGGGTCGATCACATCCATCCCGCTCTTGGAGATCCGGCGATGAACGAAGAAACCGGCTTTGTCGCCGCTGTGCTGCGCGATCTGGCAACCTCCACCGCCGTCATCCTGGCGGCCTGGGGCGCGTTGGGCGGCGCAACCAATGCGCTGACTACGCGGATGCGGCTGCGCGATGCCCTGCGCCACATCCTGCTGGGAGGGCTGATCGCCGCCGGGATGGGCAGTCTGTCGATGGCGGTCATCACCGCCTGGCTTGGCCTGCCATCGCAAGCGATCCCGGCCGGGGGTGCGGCGGGGTCGGCCGCCTATCTGGTCGGCGTCTTCGGCCCCGCCTTCATCGAAGTCGTCCTCGCCCGGCTGCGTGGCGGCAAGGGGGGCAACGGTGATGCATGAACTTCTCCGCCTTGCGCGCGCCATCCGCTGCGATGCCGCCGATCCGGCACAGGCCTTCAGCCATCGCCTGCGTATCGGCCTTCTGGTTGCCGCGCTGATCCTGATCCTTTCCTCTCTCTTCGGGTGATCCCATGCACATGACCGACCGGGGCTTAATGGCCCTTGTCCGGCACGAAGGACTCGTGCCCGGACCATATCTCGATGTGAAGAACGTCTGGACCTTCGGCATCGGCCACACTGCCTCGGCAGGGCCGCCCGATCCGGCCCAGATGCCGCGCGGCATGCCCGCCGATCTCGATGCCGGGATCCGCGAGGCGTTCCGGCTCTTCCGCGCCGACATCGTGGCCTACGAGGCCGAGGTTCTGCGCGCGGCGAAGGTGCCGCTGGAGCCGCACGAGTTCGATGCGCTGGTCAGCTTCCACTACAACACCGGCGGCATCGCCAAGGCATCGCTGACCCGCCACCTGAACGCGGGCAACCGCGCCGCCGCAGCACAAGGCTTCATGGGCTGGCTCCGCCCCGCCGCGATCCGGACGCGCCGCGAGGCCGAACACGATCTGTTCCGCGACGGCCGCTATCCGACCGGCACGATCCCGGTCTGGGCGGTCGACCGCAACGGGCGGGTGGATTTCTCGCGGCCGGTCCGACGACTGACCGAGGCTGAGGCGCTGGCATTGCTGCGGCCGACGAGCCAGCCGGTGCCGCTGACCGTGCCGTCAGCGCCGACTTCGCCCGGTGGCTGGCTCGCACGCCTGGTCACCTTTTTCTCCAACTTCAACCGGAGGGTCTGACCCATGCGCTATTTCCAACCTACCTCGCTGACCTGGTGGGCGGGTCTACTCGCCGTGCTGACCGGCAGCGGCGCGCTGTTCCTGCCCGAGCAAGGCCAGCTCGCCGAACTGGCCCGACTGGTCGCGATCCTCGCCGGAGCGGGCGATGCCTCGCCCATGACCCTGATCACCCTCGGTCTTGGCCTGATTGGTCTGCGCGACCGGATCGAACGCGGGTTCCGGGGCGATGCTTGAGTTTCTGGCGGGCATGATCGTGGGCGGGGCGATGGGCACGTTCATTGCCGCGCTCTGCGTGTCGGCGTCGGGTGGGGAGCCGGATGATGGCTGACATCCTGTTCTGGCTGATTGCTGCCCTCGGTGCCTTCGGGGGCGTCGTGCTTGGGCGGCTTTGGGGCCGCGCGGAAGGCAAACGTGTGGGCAAACTGGAATGGGAACGCGATGCAATGGCGGACAAGATCGAGCGCGCGGAGCGCGGGCGCGTGGCCGTTCGTGACGGTCGCGGTGCTGGCGATCCTGCTGACCGGCTGCACAACAACGATGCGCGCTGGTGATGCAGGCTGTTCCGCCTATGCCGAAGCCCGCCTTGGCCGCCCCGCCAACGCGACAGTCACAGGCGTGGCTCCCGACTGGGCCAGTTGGATCGCCGACCTCGACGACCGCATGACGGGAACGTGCCGATGAAAACCCCTTCGCCAGCTCTGCAAGCTCATCTCGATGATGGCACCACCACGCTTTCCTGGTGCTGGCGGATTTCGCGGGCCGACGGCGTGGCGCTTGGTTTTACCGACCATGACCGTCCACTGTCCTTTGATGGGACCGCGTTTGAACCGGAGAGCGGGTTCGCGGCCTCGGAAATCCGCGCCGGGTCCGAACTCGCGGTCGATGCGCAAGACGCCACCGGCGTGCTGACCTCCGACCGGATCATGGAAACCGATATCCTCGACGGACGCTGGGACAATGCGGCAGTCGAGCTTTGGCGGGTAAACTGGGCCGATACCAGCCAGCGCGTTCTGTTGCGCCGGGGCGCTGTCGGGCAAATCCGGCGCGGCCGCATGGCCTTCGTAGCGGAAGTCAGGTCGCTGGCGCATGTGTTAGGCCAGACCGTGGGGCGGACGTTTCAGGCGGGGTGTGATGCAAGGTTGGGCAATGCGCGCTGCGGCATCGATCTGGAAAACGCGATCTACAAAGGCACGGGTGTCGTGACGGACCTGTTGCGTGACAGGGCATTTATGGCCTCGGGACTAGCCGCATTTGATGCGGGCTGGTTCGCGTCTGGAACCCTTAATTGGACCAGCGGCGCAAATGCGGGGCGGGTCACTGAAATGTTGGCGCATGGTGTGGATGGCAGCATCGCCACCCTGACCCTGCTGGAAGCGCCGGTGCGTGCCATCGCCGAAGGCGACAGCTTTGTCGCGCGGGCGGGCTGCGACAAGCGCATCGCAACCTGCAACGCCAAGTTCGCGAATGTCGCCAACTTCCGGGGCTTCCCCAACATCCCAGGCCAAGACGCCGTACTGCGCTATGCCAGTCAGGACGGCGGCCATGAAGGAAACGTGCTGTGATCACCGCCGATCCCGACTTGGTCATCGCCGTCGCGCGGTCTTGGCTCGGCACGCCTTACCATGATCAGGCCAGTCTGCGCGGCGTCGGCTGCGATTGCCTTGGCCTGGCGCGCGGTGTCTGGCGCGAGGTCGTGGGCAATGAGCCTTTCCCGATCCCACCTTACAGTCGGGATTGGGGCGAGACTGGCCACCGCGAGGTGCTGGCCGAAGGCGCAAGGTCAATGATGCCTGAAATCGTCGCCACCGAAACTGGTCCGGGTGCACTTGTCCTATTCCGCATGGCCCCGCGTGCCATCGCCAAGCATGTCGGGATCCTGACTGGACCCGACCGTTTCATCCACGCCTATGAACGGCTGGGCGTCTTCGAGGAAGTCCTGACCCCGACATGGGCGCGCAAGATCGCCTTCGCCTTCCTGTTCCCGAAAGATTGAGACCCCGCACATGGCAACTCTTGTTCTCGGTGCCGTTGGCTCCGCGATTGGCGGCGCATTTGGCGGGGCCATCCTCGGCTTTTCCGGCGCGGCCATCGGTGGCTTCATCGGCTCGACCATCGGGTCAGTGGTCGACAACTGGATCGTCTCGTCGCTGGCCCCGGCCCAACGGATCGAGGGCGCGCGGCTGGACAGCCTGCGCATCACATCTTCGACCGAGGGCGCGGTGATCCCGCGTCTTTTTGGCCGCATGCGCATCGGCGGCAACATCATCTGGGCCACAGATTTTCGCGAGGAGGTCAACACCACCAGCCAGGGCGGCGGCAAGGGCAGCGGGCCGAAGGTCACGACCACGGAATACCTCTATTTTGCCAGCTTCGCCGTGGCGCTGTGCGAGGGCGAGATCACCGGCATTGGTCGGGTCTGGGCGGACGGCAAACCGATGGACATGACGGGCGTCACCTGGCGCTGGTATCCGGGGAACGAGGTGCAGGCCCCCGATCCGTTCATTTCCGCCAAGATGGGGGCGGCGAGCACCCCCGCCTACCGTGGCACCGCCTATGTCGTCTTTGAAGAACTGAACCTCAGCGCTTTCGGCAACCGCCTGCCCCAGATCAGCTTCGAAGTGTTCCGCCCCCTCGCGGATCCCGACACGGCCGAAGGGCTGGTCAAGGCCGTGACGATGATCCCGGCCTCGGGCGAGTTCACCTATGCGACCGCCCCCGTCAAGAAGACCACGGGCTCCGGTGGGACGACCGTGGCCGAGAACCTGAATGCGATCACCAACACGGCCGACATCGTTGTGGCACTGGAGCGGCTGCAGTCCCTCGCTCCGGCTGTGGAAAGCGTGAGCCTGGTTGTCGCGTGGTTCGGCGATGATCTGCGCGTTGGGAACTGCAAGGTGCGGCCGGGCGTCGAGGTGGACACCAAGACCACGACGCCCTCGGCTTGGGTTGTGGATGGCGTTTCGCGCGCCAGTGCCTTCCTCGTCAGCCGCGACGCCGAGGACCGTCCTGTCTATGGCGGCACGCCTGCCGACTTCGCAGTAGTGCAAGCCATCCAGGAGATGAAGGCGCGTGGGCTGCGGGTGACCTTCTATCCCTTCATCCTGATGGATGTGCCGCCCGGCAACACCAAGCCCAACCCCTACAGCGCAAATGCCGCCACATCTGGCCAGCCGACGTTCCCCTGGCGCGGCCGCATCACCTGTTCCCCGGCTGCGGGTTTTGCAGGGTCGGTGGACAAGACAGCCACCGCTGCAACGCAAGTGTCATCCCTGTTCGGGACTGCGACACCTGCCAATTTCAGCGTATCGGGCACCACTGTGAGTTGGACCGGCCCGGCTGGCGACTGGGGCTTGCGCCGGATGATCCTGCACTATGCGCATCTGTGCAAAGCGGCAGGCGGCGTCGATGCCTTCCTGATTGGCTCGGAAATGCCCGGCTTGACCACGATCCGCTCGGGCGCCAGCACCTATCCTGCCGTCACCGCCTTCAAGGCTCTCGCGGCTGATGTGCGTGCGATCCTCGGCGCTGGGCCCAAGATCGGCTATGTGGCCGACTGGTCGGAGTATTTCGGCCATCACCCCGCTGATGGCTCGGGCGACGTGTTCTTTCACCTCGACCCACTTTGGTCGGATGCAAACATCAACTTCATCGGCATCGATAACTACATGCCGCT